CTCAACTAGAGACTCCTTCTTACTAAACAGCCGGGGAGCACCTCAGAGTCGGACTCCCCTGCCATTGGCACAAGCCCAGTACGCTGGATACCTTATGCCGTCTAGACGGTGGGATAGACCACAAAAAAAATCTCGAGAAAAATTAGTACTAAGCAATATAAACAATCACTAATCCATATCAATGGCACAACAGAATAGTACCCTGACTACGGCTCTTACACGCCCGGGTCAGGCTAATAGTACAGGCGACGCTAGAGCTTTGTACTTAAAGCTGTTCAGTGGAGAGATGTTCAAAGGCTTCCAGCACAATGCTATCGCTAGAGACCTTGTAATGAAGAGAACACTTACAAACGGTAAGAGCCTTCAGTTCATCTACACAGGACACACAAAAGCCGAGTATCATACACCCGGTAACAGCATACTAGGTAACACCGATGGT